GAGTAGGTCCACAAACCTGACTAGAGATCTTTTCTCTAGCCATAAAAAGAAAACCCTCCTACGAACTACCGTAGAAGGGTAATCTTTTATTATTAATTAGTTGTTATTTATTGCGAACGCAATAACGCTTAACGTACGCTCTGTCTTCAGCCTTATCCATAGTCAATCCGACCATAGCTGCACCAAAGCCTAACGTGAACAGCATTACCGTCGCTGCCATAACAACAGCCCAACTTTCTGAGATGCTTGACTGTTGGAATGTAATCAATGACCAAGTGAGCAGAAAGCCAGGCCAAACGCTCAACACTACAAGCACCCATCCAAGGATGTGTATGATTCCAAGAGAGAAACCACCATCCTTGAATATGGTAAATGCTATGTAGCAGAGCCCTCCAAGACCCGCCGCAACTGCCAATCCTACTGTGCCAAACAGCACAATAGCAATGATTATATCTAACATGTCTCCTCCTTATGGAACACATGTAATACGCCTGTGTAGTTACAGACTTGCATTGTTATTAACCAGTCCAATGCCACAACTGGGTGTTCTGCTTTCAGGGCGCAGTACGTATAGCCCGCATATGTTTGCAAGACAGACCCCCCATACCCGGGTGGCCTCGTTAAAAGTCTTGAAGCACAACATATACTCACTATTACCCCCTTATATTTTTTCCTATTTTTTAGGTATATAGGAATTTTATATATGTTTATACAAGTTGATTATAAGAATTGGCCCGCACAAAAAAAGTTTGATCAGGAGTTGTTTTGATCAACACAAATGTGTATTATGATTGAACTGTTATATTATAATGAAGAATAAACATCCATAACAACAATGCCTAATAAGGCGAAGGGAAAAATAAGAATATGTCAAGCTTTATAGATTGCCCACACTGTTCATCAGAGATAATGGTAGTAGAGGATATGTACGATAATAATCTGCGTTGTCCAGACTGCCTATATTGGATTGAGGATGAATTTGAAGATGCTATGAGCGGGAAGACTTATTATGGTGCTTCAATGCAGTTTGCGGCGAGCCATGATGATTATGATATGGATAACTACGAATATAGCTCAGACTTCTAAAAACCTATATAAATTAAAAAAGACCCTTTTCCATAATGGATAGGGGTCTTTTTTTATATATGTTTTTATATGTTATTCAAACATTCCAAATGGATCTTCATCATTATCTGTAAATTTTGTTGGATCCAATACGAGTATTCTTGATTCATTATCCTTTTGAATCTCTTGAATGAATTGACCGATATCTTTACCGGTAATTTCGCACATACCAATTATCATTTTCCATTCTTCGGGTTGAAAGGCAGAAAATACAAGATTACCTTTTGCGTCGTTATGAATGGTGATAAACCTGGTGAGTTCTTCAGATTCACCCACTGCAAATGAGCAGAAACCAGTCCCATCATAGTGCGGATCTCTAGAGGTCATGAAGAAAGAAAGAATTTTTCTAAAGATATGTTCATTCATAAATCTAATAGTAACTCCGAATACAAGTCCTAGAAGCATAAGTATGTATTTTTGTTTCATTCTTCTATAGTAGCACAATAACTAATATTATTAAAAATAAAAAAAATAATTCGCCGCGGATTTGGGGCGGGGAATCAGAGGATTAGCATGAGTCAATTACTTCTTGTAAACAAAGCAAGACCACATGTATCTATGTTTGTTTTTCAGGTCTGTTACCAGATGTAATTCATTTGAGCTAAAAACAATTGCAGATCCAGCCGGCGGCTTAATCGAAAGATCGTGCTCCGGAAATTCTATTAATCCACCTTCGTAATCATCATTAAGATAACCACATATTGTGTATTCAACTTTTTTGATTTCACCTTTATCGTCATATGTGTAATCTTTGTGAGGATTCATGCCAGACATTGGAAAATCCCATTTTCTTACATATACACCATATTGATCATAATAATATAAATTCTTATCTATACCCAACTCTAACATATAGTCATCTAAGCATTTTTTGGTGGCGGAATTTATCTGAGTAAATAAATACTCGTTACTGTCTATAATTCCCATTTCACCGATTCTGTAATTGGGATCATTATTATTTCGACCCCACATAGTCCAATTTAGCTTTGTTAAATTTAAAAATATTTTATCTAAATCTTCAAATAAATTTGTAAATAAAAAAATATCTTTAGTTAATTTAATCATTTATAACTCTAATGCCTTTTTTGTAAATAGATCTAATATTTTTTTATTATATTCATCTTGCAAACCATCTACTGGGTGTGGAGCTTTGGTATGAGTCATGCTAGGTGTTAATTCCCTAACTTCAAGGCATTCTAGTATTTCTGATTGATATATAAAATCAGTAATGCCGGCTTCGTATGCGTATGCGCGAAGACTATTTAAAAACTTCTTATTCTGTTCCAATCTTTGCTCATAAGTATAATGCGGGCTAATTCCCTCGTACTTCAGGAGCATCTCTGTAAATTGAGGAAGCGGTTCTATTATTACAATTTTTGAATTCTTAAATTGTTGCTTTAATTGCTCTACATATTTTTTTGCCACAATATTCGCATTATCATAATTAGATAAAAAAGTTCTCACATCAACGTATCCAAACCAAGAGAATAGTATTCCATCGTCTTTTATGTCAGAAAATGGAATAACTCCATCATTTGGAAATTTTTGTAGCTCTTTTCCTGAAGAAAGTTCAGATTGTTGAGTCATTTGCTTAAAATCTAAATCCCAAATTTTTTTTGCTGCCTTGCCCCAAAAAACCATTTCAATTTGGTTATTATCTTTTTCATAATGTTCAGAAACCCTAGATAAATGACAGTCTCCAATTAAGTATATTTTTTTCATTTTATTAAATCACTCCCTGGTTCTTTTTCACCAAGTCGTGTATCAAACTATATTGATCATCATTTCTATGAGCTCGTATCATTAAATCAGTAACTCCAATACTCTCTAAATATTTTATTTTTTCTATAACTTGTTCTTCTGTTCCAAAAATTGTCCATTTTTTTTGATGTCTTTGGTCAATTTGATCAACAACACGTTCTGCATCATCGTAAGAGTTTCTTATAACTACAGCAGCTGCGATCATTCTATTTTTATTTTTTTCAAACTTTTTTGGTGACTCTATATATTCAGACATCATACATAAATTATAGTTAGCAAATTTAGCCGAAGAAGTTAATGTTTCATCTGAAATCCCAGACATTACTATTTCTGGGATTTCTTGTTTTTGTCTATCTAAAATAGATAAAGTTTTTTGCATCCATTTATCTGTATAATTAACTCTTTTCTCTACTGTATTAAAATTATCTTGTCCGATAACAAGATCGTTAATTGAAAATTCACCATCATGTATATCTCCAGCGACTATATTAAACATTATTCTATTTCTTTGAATTTCATTAAATGATTTATACATCATTACAAAATATTCTGGACTTATAGAATAAGTCCTAATCGCTAAAAGATATTTAAATTTATGATTTACATCTAAAACATTTGCGCATTTTATCCAAAAATCATCATTTGTTGAATGATAAACTAATAGATTTGAATAATAATTGCATTCATTTAATACTTTTGAATTTTTTTTTAAACCATCTAAACTAGTGTTTTCATAAACACTCATCCAATGTAATCTCATAGATTTAAAATTTTTTTAAATAAAATAAATTAATACAATAATATAACATAAAAAATATTATAGATCTCTATATCTAATTCCCGTTATGCCATTTTTTTTATCTTCTAATACTGCTGGTGGTTCTTCCCAAATGTATCCATTAACAGTTTTGAGCCAATTTGACCATGTATTATCTGAGTTTTCTTTAATATAATTTATTTGATCATAATATTCTTTTGTTTTATAATTATAAAAAGTTCCAGGATTAGCATGTGCTGGTATTACAAAGTTAGAAAAAGAAAATCTTACTCCACTTGTAATTTCTTTTGTTCCATGACAATAATCGCTATGTGATCCATGAATTATTAAATCTCCATTATTAGGCTTGACACGAAGTTCATCGTTATTTTCAAGTGGACTAAAATTACCAATATATTCTGCTTTTGAATTAAAATTCGGATAATATACTTCTCCACCCTCAAAGTCACCAAAATACACTATCAATCCATAGTGAAGTCTACAGCAAGTATCCCACCTATCTGGTGATATTAAAACACTTTTTGCTATATCACAAGTTCCACAAATTGGACCACAATCTTCGTGTGGTTCACCTGGTGCGTCAGCATGATAATACATACCTGGATCACCAACTTTTGCTCTTAAAAGAACAAGTTGCGGGTGCATCACTAGTTCTGGATAAATTAATTCAGAGGCAAGTTCCCAGACTTCGTGCATTTCTGCAACAAAAGTTGTAAATCTATCATTATACCAATCAACATTATGATCAACTAAGGGGGTATCTATTTGCTTTTCTAAGATAGAATTTATTTTTTTTAATAAATCACCATTTATAAAATTTCTATAAACAAAAAGTTTTGGAGCAATCTGCTCTATATTTGGATTTTTTCTAAAAGATTCTTCAAACATAGCCATATTAGTTTAATTCTTCCTTCCACTCATCTCCACAATCTCTACATTTAATTGTAAAAACTTGAACTTCGTCTGTTTTTTTTGAAACGCAATTGACAGCAAAGTTGGGCGGAAAAGAACAGTCCGCACAAACCGTTGGATTTAACATTTCATTCATAATTTTATCAGATCAATTATATCTTCTCTTGTTTTGAGTTTTTCAATCGCATTATCTCTACCCTGAGCAAAGTTCTCATCTTTATAGTAAACCCAAGCACCCTTTTGTGCAAAAATTTGTTTTTCAAGACCAATGTCATATAAGCACCCATATTGATCAACGCCTTTTCCATAAAGTATATCAAACTCTACCATTTTTAATGGTGGCGCCATTTTATTTTTAATGACTTTAGCTTTTACTTTAATTCCAATAGATACGCCTTCTTTGTCTTTAATATCTTCTTTTTTGCGAAGATCTATTCTTACAGAAGCTGCATATTTTAACGCCATTCCACCAGGAGTTGTTTCTGGATTTCCAAACATAATACCAATCTTACTTCTAAGTTGATTTATAAACAATAAGAGCGTTTTATTCTCAGAAGCTAGTGCAACTAGCTTTCTCATTGCTTTAGCCATTAAACGAGCTTGCAAACCCATCTGAGCGGCTTCCATTTCTCCTTCCAACTCAGCCTTAGGAATAAGAGCGGCAACTGAATCTATAACAACTACTCCAATTTCACCAGTTCTAACTAACTTGTCTACAATTTCTAGCGCTTGCTCACCATAATCAGGCTGAGACAAAAGTAATGCGTCAAGATCTACTCCAAGAGATTGCATGTATAGTGGATCTAAAGCATGTTCTGCATCTATGTATGCACATTTCAAACCAAGCTTTTGTGCCTCAGCAATTACCGACAAAGCCAAAGTTGATTTGCCCGATGCTTCCGGACCGTATATCTCGACTATTCTGCCACGAGGCAAGCCGCCGTTTCCCAAAATTCTATCTAAGGTTGGAGCACCGGTGGGGACTGATGGCCAAGGTTCAATTGTAAAATTACCAAGCTTCATAATAGAGCCTGATCCAAATTGTCTTTCAAGTTGTGCTATTGCTAGCTCTAGCCCCTTCGATTCATTTGCCATTGTTTTTTATTATCCTTTTTGGTCTTTCTTGTGTTTAAGTATGAGTTCATTAACTATCTTTTTTGTTTCAGCAATTTTTTTATCGACTTGCTTTTCCATATATCTATATTCTACCCTAGATTGAACATCTGCGCCAAGCTGCACAAATCTTAGTTTTTCTTTTAGTCGAACTAATTTTTTAATATAGACATTTTTTTCATTCATCTCTTTCTTATAATCTATTAAGGTGTTTTCCATATAGTCTCCTGTGTTTGGTAAGTGATATAATTGGCGCAGACAAGTATACATAGAACGGAATATTAATGCGACATAATAACACAAAAAAAGAAGATTTTTATCGCGCAAAATTTTTACTTAAAACAAGAATTAAGACTGCCCATGATTTAATAAGATTTTGGTCTTTTTGCGGACCATGTACGGAAGATTGTCCTTTAATTGAAAAATATTCAAAGTGAATTTGACAAAGCAAGGAAAATTTAGTAGACTGGGATTTTACCCCCTACCCCCTACCCCTATATATATATTTATATATATATTATTACTATATATATATAATATTATAATATATAGTATATATAAAATCTTTAGTATTAAAAATGGTTGGGAGAACGTATGAAGATATATCAAATATACGTTCCGGATTTAAATGTATATGTAAAATACAAGGTCTTGGAACCAGAAGAAATTGATCAATTCGTTTCTCAATTAACGGCAAAAACAGAAAAAGATAAAAGAAGAAAAATTCTTCAACACGTTATCTTTAATTTAAAAACAGACATTTCAGCTGCACTTGGAATGATGACCAGATCAAATGCTGAAAGATGTATAGAAGCATTATATACTGGGTGTGTAATGCTTAACCCTGGTTTAGATATAGATTATTGGGTTGCCATTGCATATGCATCGTCGCCATTAGAGCCAGAAGTTGAACTTGATAAAAATTTTGATGAAATAAAAAATATAATATCAAGATATAGAGAAAAGCCTTTAGGCAAAAATGAAAAACAAAAACCAATAAAGAAAGTTTCAAAACAAAAATTTATTTCTTTAGAACACTATTTAAAAAACAATATTATTGGGCAAGACGAAGCCATTGAAGCAGTGTGTCAAGCGCTACTAAGATCTCAAGCCGATATGAACGATAGCAATAGGCCATTAGGCATATTCTTGTTATCCGGGTCATCTGGGGTAGGTAAAACGCACCTTGCAAAAACACTGCATGATTTCTTATTTAATTCAGATGCCCCAATGGTGAGAATTGATTGTGGCGAGTATCAACAAAAACATGAGGGAGCTAAATTAATTGGTTCTCCGCCAGGATACGTTGGTCATGATGAGGGTGGGCAGCTCGTTAATCAAATTCAAAAAAATCCTAATTCAGTAGTTCTTATTGATGAAGTCGAAAAGGCTCATCCAGATATTTGGAATACATTTTTAACAATATTTGATGAAGGCATAGTCACGGATGCAAAAGGAAATAAAGTTGATTTTAGGGGAACAATTATCATTCTTACAACAAATTTAGGAAATGATAAAATAGTAGATCATCTAATGGGAAGTGGAACTGGTTTTAACAAAAATGTTCATTATATTAATTCTACAACAGCATTACCACCCAAACATATCGTAGAAAAACACACAATGGATGCGATAAGAAAATATTTTAAACCAGAAATGATCAATAGATTGGATAAAATAATAGTTTTTAATCATTTATCAAGACAAGATTGTGAGAAAATAGCAGAACTAGAAATGAGAGTAGTTTTAAATAAATTAACCAAAAAGGGATTTACCGCCTTCTACAATAATAATGTCATCAACGCTTTAATTGATAAAGGAATTGATTCAGTAAAAGGTGCAAGAGGTTTAGCACAAATACGAAGAGACCAAATAGAAACTGAATTATCTAAGATAATAGTTCAAAATACTCTACCTAAAGGTACTATTTTTAATATTGATTACGCTGAAGATAAGTTTAGTTTTAATTTAATTAAACCATCTAAAAAAATTAAACTAATTAAATAGGATATTTTTAAATGTTTAAACAGGGAATGGCTGCAGGAGCTGCAGCAAGAAAAACCTTTAGTGCAAATAGACAAGCACACGGTTTTTTTGGTGCAGTGGGAGGAATTGGTCGCAAGGCTAGTTCAAATCCTGGAACTCAGGCATTGGCAAGGTCGGGCAAGATAAGGTCGGGCATGGTTGTTGGTGGAGCCGCTGGGATGTCTGGACTTTCAAAAAGAAGAGGAAGCGGAACGGGTAAAAGAACTCCAGGAAGACCGACCGGAATGTACGGGTATTAAATATGCCAAAAGGAATTCGGATACGGTAGAAATATAACAAGTGCGGTTGGCTCCGTATTTAATCGTGGAGCACGACGCAACGCTGCTCTAAACACAAATATGCCGATAGGAATGAGAGGAACCGCATCAAGCAGAATGGCAGCAAAAAAAGCCTCAGATCAAGTCGTTGGAAGAAGGATTCTTACTGGTGGGGCACTGCTTGGTGGTGTTGGTATAATGAGAAACAGAGATGGTTCAAGGGGTGGCTATAAAGGACCTAGGGGATCGGGAAGATACGCTTAATATTTTAAGTAAGAAAGATGTGATATGTGATGGATGATTGGAAGAATTATACAGATAAAAATGGAGATTTTCAGTTAGCTAATTTTTTATATAAAAGCATAAATGAACTAATGAAACATTCTTTAGATATGGGAACACTTTTATCAAACGATGCCCACAAACTTAGAGCCTATAAGGAGCAAACAAAAAAACTATTTAAAAATAAATGGTTAGATGTAGCTAGCGCATTAGAGCATTTTGATATTATTGAAAAATGTGAATGCTATTTGGGTCAAAAAGAAGTTTATTGTGATATATGCAAAGGATCAAGATACAAAATATCTTCTTATCTATCTCCAGATCAGATGAGAGAAGTAAGCACTTTTGTTAATGCCACACAAGATGCTGAACTTCAGGTTAAATTGCAAAAAGGTTTAATGAAACTTTTGGAAGAAATGTAATATGCTCTGCCCTAGGTGTAATAACACCATGGGGTTTATATATAAGGAGCAATTTATTAAAGATCAAGAATCTGATATAATTATAAAGAATGAATATCTTTGTCAGTACTGCAACAGTTTGGTGATAGAGACTTTTAAAAATGATAGCTTTCATGGCTCAGAATGGATAGATTTTAATGGGTGAATTAGAAAATATAAATCAAAAAAAAAGTTTTCTTAAAGAATTTGAATCACTAAGACCAGATTTATTTTTTCCAGAAAATTGGACTGAAGAAGAAAAAAACAAAGTTGTAGAACTTGTGCGTCCGCAAAAAACAAGAACGTCTATGTTTTCTTCAATACCTATGTCATGCGAAGCATCAAAGTGCATATTTGCTGAGACATGCCCCCTACTCAAAGAAAACCTTGCACCAAAGGGAAAACCGTGTCCAATTGAGATGTCTATTGTTTCTCAGTTTACAACAGAATACATGGATCAACTTGAGGTTCATCCAGATAATTTAGTTGAAGTCTCAATGATAAGAGATTTAGTTGATCAAGAAGTTCAATATTTGAGAAAAACAAAATTATTAGCAAAAGAACATTTTATTCAAGAAAATATTATTGGAGTTGATGAAAGTGGTCAGCCAATAATGAGAAAAGAACTGCATTTAGCTGTAGAGCTAGAAGATAAACTTCATAAAAGAAGAAAAGATTTAAGAAATCAATTATTAGCCACTAGAGAAGCAAAAGCAAAAGCTGGACAATTGCAGATCGACAGTGCTCAAGCAATATCTGATATTTTATATAAAGTTCAAGAAATTGAAATTCAAAAAGAAAAATTATTAAAACAAAAACTTGGAACATATGAGCTTGATGAATATATCGAAGCTCAAACCGTAGTGGAAACTCCAGAAGAGCAAAATGAAAATAGATGACAATTATTTTACAACTGGTGTTGGAAGATTTGTTAGGGGAAACATAAATCTTCCAAGGGGAAACCAAGGTGTTGCTAGTAAAATGATAGATCAAGCAGTTTTGGATAAGGTGTATGGAAATTCCGATGATTTTATAAAAAGGTATGAAGGGTTTCAGCAAAGATATCTAAGGGCCTTGCAAACAGAATTAGATCCAAGAGCTGCAAGTAGCGCCAATTTAGAAATATTAAGAAGTCAAGGAAAAATAAATTTAAATATTTTAAATAAAACAGCAAGAGATCAGTTAAGACAAACTTATATTAATGATATTTTGCGCCTTCCGCAAATAATGCAAGAAGTTGGTCTACCAAACATAAATCTTCCATCAGCAAACTTATATAGGCAACTTTTTAGGTATCAAATTGATACCAGTTCAAGAAATCCAGCAGGAATGTTATTAAACAGCGTGCTGTTAAATGTTAATCCAGAAAAAGTTGGGTTAGACGCTTTTAATGTCGGCATGGGTAATATTGCTGGACTTAGAACTGTAAAACAAGGTCATAAAAAAGACTTGACATCTTTATTAAGTGGAAAAAAAGTTTACACATTTGACGTTGAAACTGCTGGCATTTTTGAAGGCGCACAAACAAGGTCTATGTCTATTGCTGAAATGGCAACAAGTGGAAAAATTAATGTTCTTAATGACTTTAACTTATCTTACGCATCTAAGCAAATGGGCGGATTAAATGTTGCAACAGCCAATGGCGGATCAATGGCTATATCAGATTTTTTACAGGGTAATACAAAAGTAATCCCACACGGAGTAGAAGGCGCTGGATTCTTAGATGAATCTTCAAAGTTTATTAATAAATTAATGGAAGCAGACCGAGTTGCTGGTCACAACATATACTTTGACATAAATGCATTATTTAGTACAATGCAACAAATGTCTGGGTTTGATAAGCACGAAGGTGCCCAAAAAGCTATTCAATTATTTACGCAAAGAATGAATGATGATGAAGATTTTGTAGTTGACACACTCCAGTATACTAGGGCATATTTAAACGATAAGGTAAATGCAAAACTTTCTACAGCAGTGGGGTCAAACGCACAAGAATTATCTAGATTTAGAGATTTATTATATTCGGATGATTTTATGGCAAAAATACATTTTGGTGGATCAACTGGAACATCTTCTGTTGAAGCAATCGCTGCAAATACAAACCTCCTTCAATTACTTGAACAAGATATGATAAGCGGAGAAGCTGGGGCAAAAGAATTATTTGAAAAGATATTCCAAGGCACTCACATCGCGGATACTGACGCTTTTTTGCAGAGCTACATCGCAAGATATCAAATGTCAGATAAATTAGATGTAGTTGACCACGCAACTAGAACTCGTTATTCTGATTTAGTTAGAGGAGCACAACAAAAAATATTAGGATCTTCTGCTATAACACCAACAACAAATATAGCAAGTGTTTCAAATTTATCTGAACAGGTTTTTCAATCAACTTTAACGGAAAGCGGAATGAAAGGAGTAAAACTTCGCACAAACATAGGTGGTCAATCTGGATTACTGCAATTTGATGTAGAAGAAGGCAAATATAGGTTTGCAGTGGGCTCAAATATATCCGATATAGATCAAGGTGTCGCTGAAAGTATAATAACAAAAAATTTAAATGAAGCAAGAACTGGTGGAACTCTTAGGCAACTCGCTCCTGGTATAAAAGTTAATCAATCAGATTTAAATATTATTGATTTAGGAATAAATTACACTCAAGCTCATCAAATAGATGAAATAACAAACTTACAAAAAACTCTGGGCGCAGTTGCAAAATCTGCAGATGAAACAAGTTTAATGGCAAGATTAGGTAAGACCTATAAGTTATTTGGTTCAGATCCAGAAACAACATCAGATGCATTTAGAATTGCAAGGGGCGGTTCTCCTACTGGAGGATACTTTAGTGTTGGGCTTGAAGATTACACGGCCAGAACACCCAGCGCACTTGATGAATTTGCAACAGCTGCACAAAAAGCCGCAGATCCATACGCATTTTTAGATGTTAGAAGTAGAGTGTTTAGCGCCATAATGGCTGAAGCATCAGCTCCATACATAGAAAGGGCAAAAGCTGCAGCTTTAGCCAACGGCACAATAAAAGCTATGAAATACGCCGATCACGGTGATATTATGGCAGAATTTGGTGTAACCCATCTTAAGGGCGTAAGAGAATTTGATGTAATTGGCAAATTAGGCGGAGACTCAGCTTTAAGGCAAAATATTTTTATGCCACTTTCTGTAATGGAAAAAGCAGCTGAGAGAGCAACAACAACTAATTTATTAAAAACTGGTTCAGTCAGTTACTCGTATGCAACTAGGCATTCTGGCAATGTAATGAACGCAATGCTTCATTTGGCGGAAGGGACAAAGAGGGTTGAAGCAAGATCTTTAATGTCAAGCTTGTTTGATTTAGCAAAAGAAGCCACTGGAGCAAACGCAGCAAAATTAGGATTTGAAGCAGATGTTTTAAAACAACTTGCAGAGTTTCATAATCAAACAAAAGCATTAAAAATCGCCTCTAATATAAATAAAAATGATCTTATTGATCAATTTACAGATAGACTTATGACGGGTAGAGTGGGTATAGCCAATTTAGAGGGAGAAGCAGCAGATCAAGCATTTTTTGGTTTAAAAAGAGCTGGATTAGATGCATCAAACGACGTTGTTGCAAGAGGGCAAAGGTCTTCTATTATTGACATACTTGGCGACATATTAAGGGTTGGTCCAACCGTGGACGAAAAAGTTGCACGAGGTGCAGAAGTGCAAGATGCGCTAAGAGCAGCAAACGGTCAGATTATAGACTTTTTGAACGACTCAGCAGATATTTTATCTAAGGGCGATAATGCAAGCAAAGCAAGGGCTCAGGTGAGAAGAGCTAAACTTGGACAAAGCCCAAATAAAATGTTGGAATTTTACATTAATAATAAAACAAAAATGGGCATAGCTGGATTAGCGTTGGGAGCTGTTGGTTTAGGTTACATGGCTTCTAAAAAATATAGAGAACATAGTCTTTACGATGAAACTCTTGAGCAGCAGCCAACCCCCCGACTGCCAACTGGACAAATGATGAATCAATCTTTTCCGATTGACGGTACTATGAATTCATATAGAAGAGATCCTTTGGTAACAGCCGGTGTTGTTGGTAATTTAGATAGAAATAAAATAAATCATCATAAAATGGGAAATGATAAATACAATCATTTATTCGGAGGATAATTAAATGATAAAAGTAGGTGCAGCGGTTGGGTTTGGAGCTCTATTTGGTTTGGGCGTAATGAACTCTGCAGGAGAATCTGTAAAAGAAGGCATGATGGAAGCTGCTTTTGGAAGACCTGACGCTGATAGAGTATTTTTGGGAACAGAGTTGTCGGGAAGGTTTTTAGCTGGATCAATTCTTGGTGGTCCAGTTGGTGGATTGATGAGAGCATCTGCTCCAATGGATTATTTGAGAACTAATCCAGTAGCACCAACGGCAAGAATGCAACTTGGATCAACTCTTGCTGGTGGTGTTGTTGGTGGAGCTATTGGTGGATTTGGATTTGGCAAAAAGTTTGGAGTTATGGGAGCTATTGGGGGAGCAGCATTGGGAGCCGCAGCACCACTTGGATATACGGCAAGAAGAATACAAAATAATCAAGATTTTTATTCTCAAAGCCCCTATGCAAGATCAAGACAGTTGGCAAATGAGCTAAATGCATCGGGAGATATAGTTCTTGGAATGTTTAACGCAAGAGGCGGATACTAATGCCGCTTAATCCATTGACTGGACAATTTGAGGATTATACTAATCCACAGGCCAATGAACCATTGGCAATGAGAATGATAGGGGCTGCCCCGGGAATATCTGCATCTCTTGGCATGAGTTCTAGAAGAGGCGCAAACACCCTCATGCGTGGAGGATACTTTGACGACGCTACTAGATTTTCTGGTTCAAGGGCAAAGTATCAAGTATTTCAAGGTAATAACCTTACGTCGGCAACAAGAAAATCATTCTTATTTGGAAGTAGAAGATTTGCAGACGACCTAGCAGCTGGTGGTAGCGGCAAAATGGCATTTGCTAAAACATCAAGAGTTAACAACGCATTTTATAGACCAAGAAATCTTAGTCGTTTTCATTCATTAAGTGTTTTTGGAGCATCTCAAGGAAGTACTTTGTACACCTACGCACAGGGTCATAGGTTGTTTAATAATACACAAAAGTTTGGAATGGGCGCACTAAGAAATGCGGCTGGAGTTGGTGCTGGAGAAGCTGCATTGGGACCAGGACTTTTTGCAGCTATATCAGCTGGAAGAAGAATGGATTTGCGTGGACCTGGAAACCTTGACGAATTTGAAACCAGAATACAAAGACTAGCTAAAATGAATAATCCAACCTTAACGCAAGGTAGAGCTGGAATATCATATGCCCAGGCAGCAGCAATGACTCCAGCAGCAAGAGGGGGAATGTCTGCTACTGCGTATGCAGCTGCAAACGCTGGAACTACTAGCGTATATGCTTCGGGGATGGCTGCTGTTAGGGCTGGAGAAAAAGGTGTAGCTGGAAACTTATTGGTATCTTCTATGGGAGGAAAAGGAACTCAGTATCTTGGTGGTTATTTTAGAGGAGCACAAGGATTTGCTGCAGCGGGGGGATTAACGGGGGCATCACAACAAGGTGCGCTAAGAGCTGTATCCCACTTAGATGCAGCACTTAGTAGAATAGGTCTTCAAGGACCAGGTATGGGAGCTAGAGCTCTTGAACAAGGAGTTTTTAAGACACTTGGCACATCGAGCACACTTAGAGCTCTTGGAACTTCAGCTGGAGCAAAAGTACTTGGAGCAAGAGCAGCTGCAATGGCGATACCCGGTTTGCAATTCGTTGCCGCGGCTTCGTTTGTATATGACTTGGGAAGAATGGCTGGAGAAGTAGTTAAAAGTGGAATCAATCTAGCCCGCGACGCAAACAAGTCTCTTCAAGGTTCAATTAATAAACCAATATTTGGAATGGGCTACAAAGATACGGAAGCAGCAGCAACATCTAGGGCAAGAGGTGTCATGGCTATTCAAAATTCTAGACTAAATGCAAGAAGCGTGCTAGGATCAGAAGCTGCAATGATGGCATCTCATTTTGGATAAATATGAACGATAAGACAAAAGCTTTTAGAGAGAAATTAAAAAAACTTTCAAAAGAAGATTTACTTGAAATAATAAAAAGTGAAGATATAGAAATATATAAACAAATAAATAGAATTGAATGGGTTTTTAAAAATAAACTTTCACACATTAACTGGAATAACGGGCAACCAGTTTTAGAAAGAGATATGACCAATGAAGAATTGGCATATTTAATTGATGAGCCGTTTGAGATAAGCAAAGAGTTATTAGATCTTGGAGTAAGCGCAGAACAACAAAGGCAAATACATATAGCAAAAGATCCTGTTGTTTGGGCTAAACATTTTCTTAAAGTAGAACCAAGAGCTTATCAAATATTAATACTACGACATCCATCTTTAAGAAAAGTGCTAAGAGCTGGACGTCGTTTGGGCAAAACATTTACATTAGCCATACAACTGTTGCATTATAGTTATACACATAAAGATGGAAGATGTCTTGTTGTTGCCCCAATGAAAACTCAAGTTGAATTAATATATCAAGAAATTCTTAGAATAGCTTCTAAAAATGAAATAGTTATGAATTCAATGACAAGAAAAGTAACTAGCCCACAATTTATGATGGAATTTTCTAACGGCTCAACTATTAGATTTTTTACTTCAGGAATGAGATCTGGTGGAAAGTCAGACGTAGCTCGTGGTCAAGAAGCACATCTAATCATATTAGATGAAATGGATTACATGCATTCTAGAGACCTAGATGCATTGTACGCAATGCTTCAAAAAACAGCCGAAGATCAATCGGATAAAGTTATGATAGGCGCATCAACTCCAACGGGTAGAAGAGAAAAATTTTGGGAGTGGTGCAACAGTAGTAGATTTCAACAATTTTGGTTTCCTTCTTATGTAAACCCATTTTTTAGCAAAGAGCAAGAAGATGAGTTTAGAGAACAATATTCTGAAATAGGATATAGACATGAAATTGAAGCTGATTGGGGCGAAGACTCAGAAGGTGTTTACCCAAGAAAATATGTTGATATGGCGTTTATTGATCCGGGTTGGAAATACAACGCTGAGGTAACTTCAGCTAGATCATTTTTTACTATAGGTGTTGATTGGGATAAGTATGGAGCTGGAACAAATATAGTTGTAGTTGAAGCGTGCAATGATAGTTATGAAGACGAAAGATTTAGGGGAAGAACAAGAGTTTATTACAGAGAAGAAATACCTCGTTCAGAATATACGTTAACTAAAGCTGTGGATAGAATAATGCAATTAAATAAAATATTTCAACCTAAACATATTTATGTAGACAGAGGGTTTGGTGAGGTTCAGGTAGAACTGCTACATAAAGCTGGAATAGAAAATCCTCAAACAAAGTTGAGAGAAAGAGTAAAGGGTATTTCCTTTGCTGAAACAATAGAAGTAAAAGATCCATATACTCAACTTCCAGTTAAAAAAGAAATGAAACCATTTATGGTTGACAACTTAAGGCAATATTTAGAAAAAGAAAAAATTCTTTTTTCAGAAACAGACGAAGAATTATATTTGCAATTAATATCTTATATTGTTGTAAGAACAACACAAACTGGAAGGCCAGTTTTTGAAGCCGGTGGATTAGCAATGGACCACGCGCACGATGCATTAATGCTAGCTCTTTTAGCTATTACACAAAATTATGGTGATCTTATGAAATCAAATTACGCAACAAAAACGCAATCATTCTCAAACACATTTTATATGCCAAAACCAAGTACTTCGGAGGACGACGCAGAACCAAAGCACACATTGTCGGTTGGTAGAGCAAATGCTTTGATGGCGTCTAAAATTGGAAAAATGGCTAGTAAGCCAAAGTTAAGAAGAAAAATATTTTAGGTTAATCTATGTCAATTAATAATATACAACAAAACGTAAACGGTTCAAATGATTTTTATTCAGCAGAAAAAGCTGACGTTTCATTCTTTGATCAAAAATCACCACAAGAAACGATAAATGCAAGCAAAGTTGGAACTATTCCCGGAAAATTTGAATATGCTCTTAGGCCGGATTATTTTATACCCTTAGAAGGGTGTAGAAATCAAATAATGCACACATATAATTTTTTAAATCAAACTAAATTAATTTTAGAAAAATTACTATTAAATATTTATATAAATCCATTTATAAATATTTCTTTAGAAGAATCACATAAAAAATTGTGGAAAGAATTACAAAAATATAATTCTACACAAAAAAATGCACCGGATTATATTTCTTTCAATGAATACAAATATGCGGAAAGATCTATGTCCACAAGTGCTAGAAGAATGATAGAACATTACCATCAATCAATTTCGCAATCATCTTTTGCATATTTATTTGATTTACGAAATTTACTTATGTTTATGCTAAATGAAGCTTCAAATATAAAAGATATTTTATTGTTAAAGTTTGGAGATGATTATGAAGATGATTCACAAAAACAAATCGCATTACAATTTGACTCATGGGCCAAGATGGCGTCACAACACACGCAGTACATTAGGCAGACAATCGTATCGTCCCCAGGCGAAATCCCAGCTCCCGAATTGGATAAGACAACAAAAAAACAAGCAGTTGAATTCCAAGCGTTTTTTTCAATTAAACTGAATGCGTTGCATGATGAAACTAAAAATATTTTAGAATCTTTAAAACGAGATTATGTTGATAATTGCGATATCTTTTATCAAAGATATTTAATTCAATCTATTGATTTTAAAAATCAAATAGTTTCTTCAATGGAATTAGATTATTATACAACAGCTCTTTCAAAAGAGTTACCGGTAATGACACAGGAACTATTATCTGCAACCAATATTATTAACTCAAACTTTGGAATGATTTTGGCAGATATGATACAGAGAAATAATGTTATTAATTTTAATGTAGAAAAGTTGTTTTCTCTTGTAATAAGCAAAAGAAAATACTCAAATTATATATATCAATTATCTCATAAGGGCCAACCAAAACCAGTCATTATTAAATCTGTAAAAAAAGATGAATACGCTAAAATATTTGATTTAACTTACCAAACATATAGAACAGAAAGTGATTTGATTTCAAGTCATTCTAGTTTAGATGATTTAACAGAAAATCATCATCCTCAATACCTATTAAGAAATGGTGGAATTATTGATGGAGATATATTTGTGGAAAATAACGCAAAAATAGATGGCGTAAATTTAGCAACACACTCTCATACTGGATCAGATGGTTCAGAAAGAATTAGATCAACAGACATAGACTATCAATCGGTAAGAGAAACGCAAGAATTAAAACCACCACAACCAACTTCCGTAAGTGTTGTTGAGTATGTTACGGACATATTGGATGGCGGGGTCCCAGCAGCGGATGCTATAATTGATATTGAAATTGATGACAATCTTTTTAATGAAAATTATGATTATGTGATTGAGGTTATTCAAATTTAATTATGACTTGGTTTAGATATTTACCTGTGACGGCTAGTCCATCTATACCCAATCAAGATACCTCATATGTATATCCTATTCTTAGAAGAAAAATAAATATCCCTGCGCTAAAACAAGATATAGAAAAAGATAACTGGTTATTTGTAGATATATCTAATCTATCAATAGATAAGTTTATTAATTCTTTACTGCAAGAAGAGGTAAAGCAAAATTCATACATAGTTGTTTATGAATCAAAATCAAGTGATGATTATAATTTTATTCCAGTTAAATCGCATATTATTGGAAATAGAATTTATTTTCAAGCAGCTATTGACCATGAAAAAGATATACAAATTGAAAATCAGTATAGTCTTTACTATAAAACAGATGATATTAAAAAAATTAAAAAAGTAAACAATGGCGTTTATGAAGATTATATCTCATGTCCAGAACAACAAGCAGAATTTATAACACAATCATCAGATGTTGATGAAACATCTTTTGACGTAAACTCAAATACTTCAGCATTTTATTCGTTTTCTTATTTAAACATTGAAACAGATTGGGAAGAGGGTTTTAGCAAGAACCCTGGAGCAAAATTAATTGGAACTTTTACCGGTCCACTCTTTGAATTATTTTGTAATAAAGGTCCTGATTTAGGAAAATTTAGGCTAAGAATAATTTCCCTATCATCAGATGCAACACCACAAGATATTGTTGAAATTGATTGGCAAGAAATAGATCTATTTAGTGAAAATAAAAAAGAAAATATATTAGTATTTTCTACGGATGATTTATATTATAAAGATTATATTTTTGAAATAAAAGCAGATTACGAAAAAAATTCTTTATCCAAAGATGGAAGAATAGAAATAAATTATTATTCATATGCGTTCAATGTTTATGCAAAAATAGATAAAGAAGAAATTAGTCCGTATTTATTTGGTAGAATAGTTTCCGGAGGAACAGTTTAATGGCTAAAGTCAGAAGAAAAATAGAAAATTTAAAACCACGGAAAAAATTACATATTAACAGCTAGAGTAAAAGACTCAGATTTAAATATAAATTCTGTTCCATCGCAGGCAATAATATTTTCTGTTCCAACAGATCAAACAATTCCAGGTTATCCATTAAACCTTGCTCTCTATGCATCATTTGAAAAAGTGATGTTTGTTTTTGACAATGTATCAGACAAAGACGCAAAATTATATAGTTACGAACTCTATGAGGCCAACCAAGTCTCTGGGTCTTATCCAAATATTTCTCCGATAACAAACGCAACTATATATTCTTCTGGAACATCTGGATCAAGCGTATTTACGGTAGCAGTAGAAAATAGCAATGATTCAACAACAAGAAGATACTATGGAAGAATAAGAACAATAGATTCTAGCAATAACCCAAGTAGCTGGTCTCCAATAGTTCAAAGCAATCAAGAAAATCCTCTTATATCAAATCAATATATAGCAAGCATAACCGCCGCAAAAATAACAGCTGGAACAATTGGGGCCCATGAAATAGTTTTGACACAAGCAGGTGCCGCAACCGCATACTCTGCTCCAGCTAATACGGCAGTTATAAGATCTTCCAACTACTCAGAAAACACCACCGGATGGCTGATAAGAGGAGACGGCTATGCCGAATTTGATCAAGCTGCAATACGAGGATCAGTAAGAGCAGGTGCAGTATTTATAGATGAGCACAATAGATGGAAGGCAGACATAACTGGAACTGTTATATCAACTGCAGAATTTAAAGCAGGAAATGCTACCAAGTATATTTATTGGGATGGAACAAATTTAACTTTTACAGGAAATCTTTCAGCGGCTGGAGGCACTTTTAGTGGAGAGTTAAGTGGTGGAACTATTTCTATTGGTTCTGGTAACTCTATATTTAAAGCTGATTCAAACGGAATTTATTTAGGTAATAGCACATTTTCAAGTGCGCCATTTAGGGTAACGCCTCAAGGTGGTTTAGTGGCAAGCAACGCAAACATCACGGGAACTATCAATGCAACATCTGGGACTATATCTGGAAACTTAATAACTGGTGGAACAATTTCCGGTACTGCAATTAATATCAATAGTGGGGTATTTCAGGTAACAAGTGCCGGCGTATTAACCGCAACAAGTGTAAATATTACGGGTACAATAAATGCAACCTCTGGTAGCATATCAGGTAATTTAATTACCGGTGGAACACTATCATCAACAAATATTAGCGGTGTTAATATTACTGGAACAAACATTAGTGGCTCTTCAATTACTGGAACAAACATTAGTGGCTCTTCACTTTCTATTGGAGGGCGAATTTTACTGCCAATAGATGGAGGTCAAATTTTACTTGGTACAGAGTCTGGCGGTTCTGTAACCCAATGTTTTATACTTGCGGGAGGCTCACAAGGGCTTCGTATTGACACCAACGGCAACGGTTCAATGTGGATAGTTGGACAATCTTTGTATCCAAATAGCACTCAATTTACTTCTGACAGATCAATTGTCGGCCTTACTACTGGCACAAGCTCTGGAACAACATTGGTTGTAAGCGGTGGACAAGTTAATCGCCTCTCGTCTAAGCGAGAACTAAAAGAAAATATCCAGGACTTCAGTGATGTTGCGTTAATTGACGAACTCCGCCCAAGGCTTTTTACGTGGAAGGTAAGTCCGTCGCAGTTTACTGAAGAGACAGAAGAGCAACGCTTGCGACGCGAGTCATCTTTTCACGTTGGATTCATCGCTGAAGAGGTTGAAGAGGCAAGCGACGGGCTTCTTTCTATATATAATTATGAAGAAAATGGCGAGGGCGAAGTGGAAATGTACAAATATTTGGATATACTTGCTTTAGCTGTTGCAAACATTCAAGATCTTCGTAAAAGAATATTAGAATTAGAAAAATAATATTATACTAGAATTGACAAAACTATTGAAAGATAGTATATAATATACTTATGTCGAAAATGTTTAACAAAAAAGATAAACAAGATTTAATGTTTGAGCAACAAACAGTAGAGGAAAAACAATTAATGCAAGTATCAGAAACTTCTGATTCACAGAAAAATAACGATTCTAATTTAGATATTAATTTAATAATAGCATCTTTTCAAGAAAAACTATCTCAATTAATGACTGAGGTAGTAATAAAAGATGCTACAATAAAGCAATTAACAGCAATAATAGAAAAACAAAAAGGACATTAAGATGAGTGAAAATAATGAGGTAACAACAGAGGCAAGTGAAAGCAAGCCAGTAAAAACTGAGTTCGTAGTTGAAATTAAGATTAGTGATAAGAATCTTTCGTATCGTTCTGACTTTTCTGAGGCTGAAACGATTTTTTGGCTTGAATCAGTTAAGGGACTTATTATTAAGAATACCTTTGACAAAGCCGGCATCTCACAAAACTAAGTTATAAAAACTATTAAAATTAGTACTATTTTAATTAGTTTTTATAGGAGACAATAATGGCTTTAAAAGATTATATACCCTTTCGCCAAATAGAGGGTTTTTCTAACTCTGACTTTGTAGCTAGAACTATAGAGCCAGAAGATGTAAAAACAATTTCAAAGGCGATGAAAGTCGCTGCACTAGCGCTTGGTTATAGGGGTTCAACATATTGGTACAACACTAGAAGTACCTTTGAGCCGTCTCCATATGACTTTGAAAGAATAATGCAGGCTGTTGATACAGATTCGTATGTTAAGCAGGCTATAAATAAATACAAAGAACTTTTTTGGAAAGAGGGCTGGCAAATTGTCGGAGAAAATCTAGAAACAGTTTCGTATTTATATCAAAGAATAGATTTTATGGAGATGGCTATGAAAAGACCATTTTCAGATTTTTTGTTGGAAGTTTCAGATCAATTATTTAAATATGGAAATGTTTTTATTGTAAAAGCACGCGCCGATATATCAGAATACTTCCCAACAAAATTAAATCCAGTATCTGGGACTGAGCCAATTGTTGGTTATTATCTTATACCTACTGAACAAGTAAGAATAATGAGGGATAAACATAATAGACCAAAGCTCTATGAGCAGATGACAGATCCTTTAACATATTCTCCTGTAAACAAGAATCCAGTTTGGTCAGCAGATCGAGTTATACATATAACTCTTGACAGAAAAACCGGAAGAGCTTTTGGAACTCCATTTCTTGCGGCAGTTTTGGATGATGTTGTTGCTCTTAGACAAATAGAAGAAGACATTCAAAATTTAGTTCACAGAGAATTATTTCCACTTTATAAATATAGAATTGGGACTCCAGAGCAACCAGCTGAGCCAGATGAAATTGATAGAGCAGCAGCAGAAATAGAAAATCTAAGATCAGAAGGTGGACTAATTTTACCTCATAGGCACGATATAGAAATTGTTGGCTCCGGTAAAGAAACCCTAGATGCGTCAAATTATCTTGAACACTTTAAGGAAAGAGTGGCCGTAGGTCTTGGGTTGGCTCCGCATCATCTTGGAATGATGATGAACGGAGGCAATAGATCTGTAACGGACAGAATAGACGTTGCTTTATATGATAAAATAAAACAATATCAAAAACAGTTTGCTGAAATGATTAGACTTCATATATTTAATGAGCTTTTGTTTGAAGCTGGTTTTGATCCAATAGTTAATCCAGCTGAAGAGAATGTATCAGACAGATGTTTCTTTAAATTTAAAGAAATTGATGTTGACACTCAAGTTAAAAAAGAAACACACATCATGCAAAAATATGCAAACTCATTAATTAGTTTAGACGAAGCAAGAATAGAGCTTGGTTTAGATCCAGATGTTGATGAAGAAAATTTGTTTCCATCAATACAAGGTAGAGTCCAAATTGATATAGCTCAAGCTCAAGCTCAAATGGCAGGACAAAATACTTTAACTAAAGCTACTAATCTCAAGAAAGATGGGGATAAACAAGCGTCTGCTCCTAAAGGTCAAAGAAATCTTCCTTCGAATAGAAGAGGAACTGGTAATTCAGTAAGACCAGCAAATCAAAATGGAAGAAATAATTCTCCAAATATTAGAAGATCTGATATGTCTTGGTTATCTGCAATTGAAAATGCGCTAGAAAAAGACTATAATGTAGTGTATACTAATGAAGACCAAAATCCAATTGAAAACTTAATTAAGGAAAAAAACACCAATGAGCTTAATAATTAATTCTGAAATTTCAAAACAATTTCTTCTTGAAGAAGATGCAATTGAAGGTTTTAAAAAAGCTGTAGCAAATAACCAAATAAGACTTGCATTACAGATTCTTGTTGAAATAGTCGATGCTTTTATGGAAGGCTTTGAGGTTTTGATGGAAGAACCAGAAGAAGAACAAGTACAAGAAGTAGTTCAAAATAAAGAACAAAAAATAGATTCACCAGCAGAACCTACATCTAAAAAAGAAGAAAAAGAACCCGCAAAACCAATAGCAAAAAAAGAAACAAAAACAACTGAATAAAAAATGAAACTTATTATAGGATGTCCAATCTATAAAAGAGATTGGATTTTGCCCCATTGGATTAGATGTATACTAAAACAATCATTAGATATTTCTAATATTGGTTTTATTTTTGAGACAGCTCCTAACGATATTGCTACTACCAAAGCGCTCCACGCTTGGAAAAAAATTGATCCAAGAATTCCTTTGTTTATAATTAATGAAAGACAAGACATTAATCACTACGAGCATAAAAACAATGGAAGACAATGGACACTGTCTAAGTATCATAATATGATTTCTTTAAGAAATTCTATTCTTCAAACAGTTAGAAAGCATCAACCAGATTATTATCTAAGTTTAGATTCAGATATACTTTTGGAAAATCCTAATACAATAGAATTATTAATAGCACATATTAAAGCAGGAGCTGATGCAGTTTCTCCACTTATGTATATGACTCCAATAGGCAAGCAATTTCCAAGTGTAATGAACTGGAAAGATAAAGTTGGTGAAACAGCATACAGAGAAAATTCATATCCACTTGGATCTTTTTTTCAATCAGATATAATAATGGCAGCAAAAATGATGTCTAAAGATGTTTATAACAATGTAGACTATGCGTTTCATCAACAAGGAGAGGATTTAGGTTGGTCGGCCAATGCAACTAAAAATGGCTTTTCCCTATTCAGTGCTTCATATATTTATGCTCCTCACATTATGTCTCCAGTGCATTTAGAAGAGTATAAACGCAATGGCGATAAAAGAAGTTCTGAATCTTTAGAAAACCTACTAAAAGTGTGATATAATTGTATAAAATTGTTTAATGTTATAAAAACAAATTACTATACTTATAGTTCTTAAAAATGGAGATATAAATGGCTTTTGATTTTGTTGAAACCTTTACGGTTCAACTTCCGGATTTTTCTGGTGTAGATTTTAATTTTTCTGAATCAGAAAATTTAAATAAAGGTTTGATAATTGAAATAGCTGCAATCCACGAACGGATTAACAGCTAATTACAACAATTATTCAACTCAAGCATTAGAAAAAGCCCTGCAATCGTGGGTTGAGCCATATCCTAAGCCAATTATTCTTAATCATGATTTAAACTCTGAGCCAATTGGCAGAGTTATGGCAGCAAAGATGGATAAAGAAGAAGATGAATCTTCATTTGTTAGGCTGCAGGTTGCAATCACCGATCCTAGCGCAATACAAAAAGTCTTAGATAAAAGGTATTTAACTGGTTCAGTTGGCGGTAGAGCCGGTAAAGCAATATGCTCAATTACCGGAGAAGATTTAGCCGCAGAATCAGAAGACGGCAGACCAAAACTAGCTAAGTTTAAAAGAGGTCAAGTTTACAAGGGTAAATTGGCTTTTGTAGATATGCAAGATATATCTTTTAAAGAATATTCTTTTGTTAATCAACCAGCAGATTCTAAGTCTGGCGTAAGAAAAGCTGGAAATAAAGATATAAAGGCTGAAAACTCATCAAATGACTGGGTAGCAAAAAGTTCAGCCTTTGTTTTAAGCATGAATGAAGAAGATATTTACTCGGTTGAAGAACACAAATCAATATTAAAAGGACTTAAATCTAAAGAATCAAAACCTCTTTACATGCATTTAAAGGGGGCTTTTTTAACAGCTTATGCTATTCAAGAAAGCGAAGATTACAAATATACCAATGATTCATTACTATATGTTGAGAATCATAAGAAAGATATTCTTGAGGAGAAATTAAACATGAATGATGAAGTCAAGAATGAAGATATATTGGCTACTGTTGAAGAACTTAGTCAAGATCTATCTCAAGCAACTTCTCCATCCTCGTCAGAGGAAGCACCCGACGCGGCGCAAAACAAAGAAGAAGCTGTACAAGCAGAAGTACCCGTTAAAGATGAGTCTAGTGAATCAAAAGAAAATGATAGCTCAGATTTAATAACAGCTTTGGATAACGCATTGAAAATTGCTAAAGAAAACAAAGATCAATCTTTGGTTGATATTCTTTCTGCAAAAATTAAAGATTTACAAAATGTAAAAGCACCTGCAGCTGATGCAACTTCAAATGAAACTGAAGAGGCAACAAAAGAAGATGCTAAAGGATCTGAAGAAGTTTTGGATTCAAAAGAAGAACAGGTCGATACTGTTGATTCTTCTGAAGCTACTGCTTCTAAAGAAAATGAGAAAACTGAAGAGTCAAAGACAGACCTCACTGGCACAGTAAAAGCCGATGAGCAAGCCTCTGAGCAAGATGTCGATGACAAAACAAAGAAGCTTCAGTCTCTCGAAGAAGAAAATCAGAAACTCAAGAATGCATTGCATAGAACTCTTGTTGAAAGAGTTGTAGACGCAAAAATTGCAAACGGATTAGAGTCATACGAAGCAAGAGAAGAATTAATAGCTGATCATTCAAATAGAACAGCCTCTTCTTTAGCTGATTCTTTAAGAGATTTGGCAAGCATGCCTGTTGCAAAAGCAAAACATGCTAATATGCCAGAAATCAATTCTGAAATTGCTGTTGAAAATGAACAAAATGTTATATTTTCAGATAAGCAAGAAGAAGAAATTGAAGAAGTAAAAATCAACGCCGTTGAACAACTTTTCGTCGATGCCTTCATGGGTCGTCGTAAACTCTAATCACAACTTTAAGGAGATATTAAATGTCATTAGCTAAATTTCGTAAAGTTGGCACCAAAACAGGTGCTGGTCGTTTTGTAGTTTCTCCTGGTATTGCACCAGCAGCCTACTTACTTCCATCAGCAGGATTGCCAACATGGTATTTGGATTCAGAAGATGATCGTTTTGAAATTGTAATCTGCAAAGGTACAATTCTTTCGGTCGTAGCAGATGCTAACGGTGATGCAAGAATAGTTCCTGCAAACGGAACTTCCGGCGCCGTGACTTGGGGCGATACAATGCCCTCAACTTGGGATCCGCTAAATGGTGCAACACCATCGTATAGCTCAGGTGCGACAGACACAGTCTCAGTTCCAGCTTACTCGGTACCAATCGGTTGTGCACAGTACGACCTCTATCGTCCATTCGATAAGGGTACTTCGCAAGGCGCAGGATTCATTACTCATGGATACGTTGAGTACCCAATGGTCAGCCTCGTCAATGACGATGTAACTGTTGGTTCATTAATTAAGGCAGACCACATGGGCCGTCCAGTAGCGATTGCTTCAACAGCAGCCGCTGCAGGTACATACCCATGGACAGTGGTAGGTAAGGTAATTGAGGTTGAGAAGTTTGAAAAAAACTTTGATGACGGCCTCCTTTCCTACATGCAGCTGCCGTCAGATCCAGGTGCCCTGAAGACCGTATACGAGCTTACACGCTCGGGTGCATACTCAGGTAAGTTGGGTATACGTTCTAATCTGGACGTTAATAATGTGATTGGTGCATTCCGCGTCAATCTAACACTTTAGAAAATAAACAGGAGGAATATTCCTAAGATGAGTAAGACAATCCAAGAGCTCCTCTCGGGTCTCCCAGCTTGGGAGAACGCTTTGACCGAGGACGGGCACATAGACGAAAATAATAGAGTAACTATTAAGGAAGCATTCGCATCACCCGATGCAGCAATACTTTTCCCAAAGGTTATTTCACGCACACTTAAAGAGGCAGCAGAGCCACAACTTCTTGTGACTCCACTTCTCTCGACAGTACGCCTAGGTAAAGGTCGTTCACTCGAGTTCCCAGCAGTCAATGCCATTCAAGCAGCAGAGATTCCTGAAGGCCAAGAGTACCCAGAGCAAGCGCTCGCCTTTGCAAAGCAGATTGAAGGCAAAGTATCCAAGAAGGGCGTTAAGCTCTCCTTTACAGAAGAAGTCATTTCAGACTCACTCTGGGATATCGTAGGTCTTCACGTCCGCGCTGCAGGTAGAGCAATGGCTCGTTTGAAGGAGCAAATTGCCCTTCAGCGCTTCAAAGACGCTGCAACAATTGTGTTTGATAATGATAGCGGTAGCTATGATGACACAACTGGCCGTGGCATCTCTGGTGCGGCAAACCTTACTCTTCACTGGGATGATGTTATAGATATGGCGGCTGTTTTGATGGCCGAAAACCATGTCCCAACAGACTTCATTCTTCATCCGCTTATGTGGTCGGTGTTCCTTAAGGACGCCATTTTCCACACTGGTGGATCGGCGGCTGCAGTTAACACAAGTTGGGGTTATCGTCCAGAATCAAAGGATGGTGCGCTTAATGCCACAGCTCCGATGGGCTTGAATGTAATCGTTTCTCCGTTCGTCAGCTTCACGGCCAAGAGCGCTGGAACACCAGCCAAGTCGGACATCTTCTTGATTGATCGCAACGAAGTTGGATCACTTCTTGTTAAGGATGACATGAGCACAGATCAGTTCGCTGATCCAAGCCGCGACATTCGCTCCATGAAGATGAAAGAGCGTTACGACATTGTAATGCTTGGCGATGGTGAAGGAATTACGGTAGCTAAGAACGTTAGACTTGCTCGCAACTACGAAGTCAGCGTTACAAATCAAGTAACACTGTAATATAATCCTTAGGGTTAGTTGTAGTTACATAACCTTAGAAGATAGGGGGTGCGAGAGAAATCTCCACCCCCTATTTTCGTATTTGCAATAAACCACTTACTATTATGGTTAGTTTATCTTTTTGGAGAATTAAGTGGCCTTATATTTAGTTGACCAAGCTTCAGTAGGATGTTATTTAGTATCTATTAAATTTGGTAGAACTATAAAAATATCTTCATTAAAAAATGAAAATTTTCAATTAGTTGTGGCTGGAGCAACACCAACTCCAGTATCTGCTCCATTTGAAGCTATTAATACAATAAAAGATTATAATCAAATTTCAAGAGTTTTAACTCTTTATTGGAGAACAACAGAGTTAGTTGAAAATACAGAATACTGTATAATAGTAGAAAATTTAGTAGATGTATCTGGAAACATAGTTTCTACAGAAGAAATTGAATTTACCTGGTCTGGTTGTGGTGCTACACCAAATACAACGGAGATTACAGATCCAGGATTAGTTCCTGTTTTAATACAAGACAAATCAATTAAAACAGATATAGATGTAAGCTATCAAATACTTGCAAAAAACCCTTTATTCTATATAGTAGAAACTGATCCAGCAGATGGAGAATTTTATTTATATAATGATTATAATAATGGAAGAGTTATAGTTACGTTCAGTAATAGGCCAGCTTCAAATTTTTTAAATAATAAATATTTTACATGTCAAAGAAAATCAGTGCAAAGAGCCCCATGTAGATGGGAAAAAATAACCACACAAATTAGCATGCACTCTTGGAAGCCTGAAGTTTATATAGATTTTCCATCGTTAAATGATGCAACTCCTTCTTATTTTACAGAAGGTAAAAATTATTTTGAAAAAGGTTATAAATACAGAATTAAAATATCAAAAGATATAGGTATTTAGTTATGGCTAATTTTATTTATAAAAAAGCCAAAGAAGCTCTTCTTAATGGAGACATAGCTGTTGATACAAATGATTTAAAAATACTTTTTGTAGATACAACAAACTACACAGCAAATCAAAATACTGATGAATTTGTATCCAATATTAATTCATCTGCAATTAGACAAAGATCAACAGCTTTAATGAATAAAACAACAACAAATGGCACACTTGACGCAGATGATGTTTATACATCTGCATATGTGGGTAGTTCGTTCAATGCAATAGTTTTGTATCAAGTTGGGTCTTCTGATTCAAATTCAAGATTAATATGTTATATAGATACTTCAGATGGACTACCATTTGAGGGTAGTAATAGTCCACTAGGTGTTACTATAAATTGGAGTAATGATAGTAATAAAATACTATCAATATAGGAGAAAAATGGCCATTCAATATCCAGCGGGATTAGACAATTTCATCAATCCAACGGCTAATGATACGCTCAATTCTAATACCGTACCTCATCATCAGCAGCACTCAGACTTAAACGACGCAGTTGAAGCAATACAAACAGTTATTGGACTTAACCCGGCTGGTTCTCATTTAACTATAAAAGAAAGAATAGTTGCTGCAGAAACTAATATTCTTAATCAATCAGTATTAAATGGTTTAACTGATGTTACTATAAATTTAGCGGAAACGGGTCAGGTTTTGCGCTATAACGGCAATGCTTGGATTAATTACAATGAAGAAAATTTAGTAGACGGAGGAAGCTTTTAAGTATGGCTAACGTATTAAGAATTAAGCGTAGGACGTCTGGCGCAGCTGGAGCACCAGGGAGTCTCGAGAACGCTGAATTAGCATTTAATGAAGTTGACGATACCCTCTACTACGGTGAGGGCACAGGCGGTGCTGGCGGAACCGCAACAGCTCCATTGGCTATCGCCGGACCCGGTGCTTTTGCTACGTTAACTAGTGCTCAAACAATCTCTGGCAATAAAACATTTAGCGGAACAATAGTTGTTCCAACCCCATCTGATGGTACACACGCTACAACTAAAAATTATGTTGATGCCCTGGTCACTGCTGTGGCTACGTCTTTTACGGTAGCTGGTGATTCTGGTAGTTCGCAAACAATAACATCTGGGACAGATACTCTTACGATTTCTGGTGGTACCGGTCTTAGCTCAGTCGCTGCAGCAACAGATACTATTACAATAAATCTAAATAATACAGCTGTATCAGCAGGCTCATATGGCAGTGCTAGTAGTATTCCAAATTTTACAGTCGATGCACAGGGCCGTCTTACTGCAGCTGGAACAAATGCAGTTCTAATTGATCTTGGTACAAATACTAACGGCAATTATGTTTCATCAGTTGCAGCAGGGACAGGTATTTCTGTTTCTAACACTGGTGTAGAGGGCGGAACGTTTACAGTTACCAACAGTGGCGTTGTTTCAGTCGCCGGAACCGCCAATCAAGTTTCTGTTTCTGCCGCAAATGGAAACGTAACATTTTCTTTACCGGATGATGTAACAATTTCAAATAATCTAACGGTAACCGGAAACTTGTTGGTTCAGGGTAATACGACTACATTGAACACTTCTACTTTGGAGGTTGAGGATAAAAACATAGTAATTGCGAATGGATCAACAAC